GTCAGGTCTAATGCCGGTTCGCCTTGGACTAGATCGCTCGCCAAAGGCGCTCCTGATCCATTCTTTAGCTTAATCGTGGTTGCCATAACCTACTCCAAGAAAAACAAACAAAAGGAAAAGGGGGCCGAAGCCCCCGAAGGATTAGGCAGATGGTACTGCCAGTACAAAGCCAGCCTCTGGGCGATACACCTGAACACCATAAAGGGTGTCTGCGGTATACAGCGTAGAGAGGTACTCTTGCTTGTACTGTGTCTGTGACCGTACTGCCATCTGCTCAGCCATAACAACTGCTTCCGTATGGAACAGCAGAGCGGCGCGAGTATCAACAGTACCAGCAGTATTGTCAGCCGCTGACTCAATGGTTCTGCAGTTAGCGGAAACGTAAACGTCTACACCATACAGATTACCAATCAAGCCGTTGTTGACTGTACCGCCAGATACAAAGTCAGATGACACATACCGATCAATACCCATAATCGCATTGCGCGTTGCAGGCGGAATAATCAGATTACGACCTTCCATCGGTACATTGTTGTCATCTAGCTTCTGGATCATGTCGCGGAAAAATGCATCCGTAAACTCGTCACCAGCTACCAGAGTGTCATCAGTGTACTGAGTGGTAGTGCCATTATCGTTAAAGAAACAGCCAGTGTGCTGGTAGTCAGTTTCAGCAGGGCTAAACACAATAGCGCCACCGTTACCAAAACCAGTACCAGCCGCATGAAGATCATTGTCAACCTGAACAGCCAAAGCATAACCAGCATCTTCAGTGTAGAACTGACGCAAAGATGACAGAGCTTGTACCTCTACGATGTCTTCAATCAGACGCGAGTATTCAAAGTGACGATTAATAGTAATTGTCAACTCTGACTCAGTGTTAGCAATGATAGTTACCGCAGTATCTGCCGCTTTAGCATTGGCATCACCACGAGTAGGCTTGGGGATATGAATAACGTCACCTTTCTTGCCGGTCATAGACAGACGCTTGACAAGGGGAGCCATCTTCAAGTTCTTTTGATAGGCGGCAATAATTTCATCTGACCAAATTTCTGGTACAAAAGTTGCCGCTTCTGTTAGGGCGGTATTACCCGCCGCGCCGGGGTAAGTTGCTGTAGCCACGATAAATCTCCTTTAGGCTATTTAACTCGACCCTCTGCGTATGCTTTTAATATCTCATCAGATAAAGCGTTATAACGGTCAGGGTCGGTCTTCATTAATTTAATAATGTCAGCACGACGATAAGTTTTTTTCCTTGACCCTTCCGCTGATCCCCGAGCATTACCTGTACTAGCTGACTTTAGTGCGTTCTGACGCGCTACCTTTTCTGCTTGAGCAGTTTGTTGAACAACTTGATTCTTCTCTTTCCAGAGACTAAACAACTCATTCGCGGCATCGTAGTCATACTGCTGATCTGCCTGTACAAACAATTGTGTTCGGACTTTCGACCCCTTAATCCATTCAGCAAACTTTGCATCCTGCAAAATACTCTCCATGTCAGGATGACTAGATTTCAATTGCGCTAATGCTGTTTGCTGTTTGTACTGCTGGGTATAGGCTTCCGCCTCCTTGATCTTGGGGTGATTGTCTATTGCACGGTTGACAGCGGATTGAGGATCAACAAAAAAATCGACATCATTTTTGTCATCATCATCTTGCTGGCGTTGAGGTGCTTGTTTGGTTGAGAGTTCTGTCTGGATGTAGTTATCCACTAACTCCCGCAATTCGCTAACTTCCTTCCGCGTTTCTCCGACTTCAGAACTTTGCTTGCCAGAAAACCGCTCAAGCTCTTGGTGCATCTGTACAAGGTCTTGCACAGACTTGCCGCGATACTTTTCAGGAATATCATCCTCTTGAGATTGTTCCATTTCTGGATTCTCAATTGAATTATTCATCAACTCTTGCGTAGTTTCAGTTTCTTCTACGTCTTGACGCTCATCAATAAGTGTCGCTCTCGACATCATTAAATAGCCCCGCCTTCAAAAAGGTTGTGGAGATTAAAATTACGCAAGACCTTCCTCTCGTCTAGCCTCACGCCCTCGTCGCCCAGCCTCTTCATGTTCTCGTACCCACTTCATGTGTCTGCCGGGAAAATCTCCGGTTGACCCATCCAGCACGAAATTAGATGCTGAAACGATTTTTGTAGCCATTGCGCCACAGCCGCACCTACTGGCCGTGGTTGTGCCGTCTACAAATTCTTCAAATACATGACCATTCTCGCAACGAAAGTCAAATATCTTCATTTTCTTTTTCTAGCTGTTCAAAGCTAGTTTCCATATTTGATTCAAAGTTCAACAAATATGCCAAGACTTTTAACTGACCTTTGCGAATAAAAAGATCATCACGATCCTTTGTATTCTCAACGCTATTAATAATCAGCGCATTTTGTCTTAACTCTTCGATTAACTGTTTCCATCCTTCATTTCGGAACAGGTCGAAATACTTGCTGTAATACTCTTCAGTTTCTTTGTCTAATGAGGCCATAAGGTTGTCTCAAAATTGCCTTTTATATCTTTGCGCAATAAAC